CAGTAGTGAAAGTTAATGTTGATGATGAAATAGTAAAAGCACTTGTTTGAACTCCATTAATAAATGCTTTAACATGAGTGCTATCTATAAATTCAAAAGGTATTGAGTACTGTGTAGTACTGCCATTACCTGTGTAGGTTACTTGTGCTAAAAATGACATATATTATTTGTTAATTAAAGGTTGTTGAAAAATCGTTTAGTTCAATGACTTTCTTTTTAAGAGTTTCATTAGTACGATTGTCTTGTTCAATTGCTTGAATATTGTTGTTTTGTATTTTTAAGTCTCTACTTAAATTTCTTCTGTCGTCTTTAGTATTTTTAAAGTTAGACATGTTATTAAGAAGTTCTTGCTCAGCTTCATCTTTATAAAGATTATAAAAATACTTAATTCTTCTGTATTTTTCACCTTCATCACCAATACCTCTGCTTAATTTAACTGGGTCAGATAAAAGTTTATAGCTGTCACTTTGAATTTCTTTTTCTAATTTTTGTCTTAAAGTTAATCCATCTATTTTGACAGTTGATAATAATTCATTAAAGGCAACTCTAGCATTTACTCTACCATCTTTATATTCTTCAAGATTTAAACCTTTGTAATATAAAGGAATTGGTTCTGGTGCTTTACCTATTCTTAATATTTCATTTGCTACAATATCATTTTTCTTTTTACCTACTGCAACAGGATTGATAAATGAACTTATAAATCTTTGAACATCACCTTCAGGGTTTCTGTGTGCTTCACCCATAAAGTTATATCTAGGTGCAATTGGTTCACCTAAACCTGTTCTCTTTTTAACTTCATCAATTAGATTGTAAGCATGACGTAAGTATGGGTCATTACTTAACTTACTAAATACATTAGGGTAAAAACTTCCAAATTTATTTGTAAAATATCTTTGTACTGTTCTTTCATCTTTAGCAAATACTGCATCAACAATATCATGTACTGATTGTAAATAAGTTTTACTTAATACGTTATCTCTAACAGCACCTATAGTTGCTCTACCACCCATATAAATTTTATCTGCCATTGTTAATGGGTCGTTGTCAGCTTGATTTAATAAAAACAACATTCCTGTTGCATTTAATTCTTCAAGTTCTGCTTCTTTAAATTTATTATAATTAGATTGAATGTCTGCAACGATACCAAAGAAAGCACCATAAGGGTCTAATCTTCCAAAAGGTATTTGAGTATCTCCAATTATAAATGAATAAGGTTTAAAGTTAGTTAATGATTTTTTAGTTCTTAATAACTCTGCATCTTTAAATTTATCTAATGTTTTACCATCACCATCAGAAAACCAACCTTGATTGTGGTTTGTAGCTGATGACATTAAACCTGCCTGACCTAATAAGTATGATGAACTAAATAATATAGTTCCCATAGCTAGTTGTCCTCTAGCCTTAACCATCATTCTTGGGTCATTACTTTGTCCTAGAATATGTTTCCATCTATAACCTAAAGCAAATGGACTTCTGTCTATAACAGCTTTAGCCAATTGAACTGGTGTTCTTACAAATGGAAATATTTGTTTTAATACTGGATATTCATTAATACCATTTTGTAGTTTTAATAAGATACCTGATAATTCATTAGTGTAAGTAGCTTCTCTTGCATAGGCTAATGCTTCTAAATTAGTTCCTCTACCTACTTCGTCAAAACCATCATTAAAAAATTCTTCAATAAACTTTTCTCTTTCTTTGCCTTTAAGATTTAATTCTTTTGCTTTTGCTACTGATAATGCTCTTAGTTTTGAACGATAATTAATTTGTTTAAAAAATTCATCACCTGCATTTAAGGCTCTAGAAGGTAATCTAATAGCTTCACCTAATTTACCACCTACTTGTTTTGTAGTTGCAGTATCAAGTTTACTTCCAACACCTGCACCTTCTAAAATAAGTTCACCTTCTTTAAAGGCTCTTTTACCCATTTTAACACTATCGGCTAAGTATTGAGATAAACCTGCAAAAGTTTCTTCAGCTTCCTCTATATTTCTTTGAAAGACAGTAAGTTTATCTACATCATCTTTAACTAAATAAGCTGATATTTCTCCACCTAACTTATCTTCTAAAGGTTTTGCTACTGCTGTAATTGCGTTACCTACAGCATTAACTATTTGTGTTTTAGGGTTAGATAGAAGTGCATTAATCCATACTTCGTTTGCAATATCCCAAAATCTATTTTGAAATAAAGCCATAATAACTTTTTTAGTTACTTGAGGATTATCTAAAGTAGCTAATCTATCTAAAAATCTATCTTTAGCTTGTTGTGTAATCTTTTGGTCAGCACCTCTACCAAAGTTATTTAATTCATTTACTGCACTTTGTAGATTGTCTGAAATAATCTTTCTTTTTTGAAAATCTTTTTTAGCAATAGAAAATGTAAATAAGTTACCACCAGTATTAGATGCAACACCTGTTCTATTCTTCTGCATCTCCAAGATGTATGCTAAAGCATCATCAACATCTTTTTGTGGTCTTATACCATTTTTAGCTTGTCTTCTTAATGAAGGTAAAGCATCTATTAGTGAGTTTAATGCTATTTCATGTGCATAAATAAGTGGTGCTGTATCTTCAATTGAAATACCTAATTCTTTAAATTCTTTGTAAACCTTATTAATATCACCACCATAATTATCTAAGGCTTTTTTCTTAATTACTTCTTCACTAAAGTCTCTGTTAGCTTTGTTGTATGAACCTTTTACTGTGTCATACATTGCAGTAATTGTTTTGATAAAATCTCTAGATACTTCTTTCTTATCAAATGTATCTAAGTTAATCCATGAACGTGGTAGAGCAAATGCTTCATCAGCAGTCATCTCTCCATTTTTCCATTTCTTAAAGTTAATACTTAAATCGTTAGTAGCTAACTTATTTAAAATCTGAATTTTAGTTTCTGGTTTAGTTGCTTTTGGTTTCTTAAAACCATCAACATTTTCTAAAGCATTATTAACAATCTTCATCTTTTCAGAGATTGTTGTAGCTTCGTCTAATTGAGACTTGGCGTTTCTTATAGCTTCTTGTGCTTTAGTAATATTTTCTACATCTTTTTTAGCCTGAGCATCATCTAACTTACCTTTGGCTTTTCTAGCTGTGTATTTACCAATACTAAATAAACCTTCTGCAAATGCACCAAGACCTAAACCTTCTAAAGCATTTTTAAATCTAGCTTCGTACCATTCATCATCTTCATCTGATTGAAGATAACCTAACCATGTATTTCCTACTGAAGGAAAAAATTCTGTAACAACATCTGTAAATCTTCCTGTATCTTCGTCAAAAGCTATAAAATCTCCGACTGCACCTTTACCTGAAGCTGATGCAAATTTAGAAAATTTAGATGCTTCTTGTGCTACATCTATACCTCTGTATGCTTTGTAGCCTTTAATAGCTTTATCGACACCTTTAAATCCAATTAAGAATTGTACGCCACCTTCAATAAAACTAGCTGACATACTTTCGGTATTATCTTCAGGATTATCTTTTTTAGGGTCATAAAAGAAACCTTTAGTTTCCCAATGGTCTTTCTTACCTATGTTTCCTGTAATTGGTGCTAGGATACCTTTAACATTACCTTCTTGTACTGCTTGGTCGTAAGGTACATATTCAACTAATCCATTTTGAGCATCAGAACCATATCTGAAGCCACCAAAGTTGCTCTTTTCTCCTAAAGTGTCACCTAAATCCTCAACGAAACTAGAAGCACTATTTAATGCTTTTCTTGAGCCTTCATAAGGTGCAACAACAAGATTATCATATAACCAGTTGTTCTTTAATGCTTCAGGTTGGTTAGCAAGTAACCCACCTTCTGAAGTATTTGTATTATTTTGTTCAGTTAAATTCTGTTCATAATTAGTAATATTATTAATTATCTCTTGTTTTTCTTCTTCAGAAAGACCTGCTTGAACCTCTATAGTTTCACCATTAGGTAATGTAAGTGTTTCCATTATTTTTTCTCCATATCTTTTCTGAATTGTTCTTTAGTAACTTTGTGTTTTTCTCTAAATTGTGCTGAAGTTAATGCTTTCATATCAACAGTCATAATAGCTATCTGTTCTTTGGTATATTTAGCTGTAGATTTATTTTGGTCTTTTTTCTTTTGTATTTCAGCATCAATATTTTCTACGATTGTACCTGAACCAGAAAATCCTGTTTCACCTTTACCAAATAAAGTAGTTCCTAATTCAGAGAAGTTTTTCAAATCCTTAAATATCTTTAAGAATTGTTTTTCAAAATAATCTTCTAGTAGGCTTGGTTTACCTACATACTTAGGGTCATTTTGGTTATCTTTAATCCAAGAATAAAGTTTGTTTTCAATATAAATGATACCATTAGTAGCTTTTAATTTATCACCTTGCGAAGCATTAGAAGCTAAAACACTTTCAAGTGCTTTTATGTTATCTGAAACTGCTCTTGATGAATTAAATAATGGGTGTTCACCAAAATCTCTTGAATTAGCTATTCTTGTATCGAAATAGTTATTTTTAGTTGCTCTTGTTATTCTTCCATCTTTAAATAACTGTGAAACTTTTTCGTGTGCTTCAAGAAACTTTCTTTCTTTAAGTAATCCTTCTATTAGAATAATTGCATCTCTATCGTCTGACTTACCACCATCAAACAATTGGTCTGTTTTATATTGGTCTATTGCAATCTTTTCATCTGTAGTTCTTCTAGGGTCATTATAGTATTCAACTATATTAAAATCAGGATTATTTCTTTGAGTTTCTAAATAACTATAAGTTGTTAGTCTTGAATTAGTTTTTTGTGCATTTATAAAATCATTTTGCCTAGAAGTTTTTTCTTCCTGTTTTTCAATTAGTAATTGGTAAAGTTCTTCTTTTTTAGTTTTAATTCTTCCAATATTTTCAACACTATCTGTTCCACCAACTAAATATTTAGGAACATTGTTTATGATTTTTCTAGCAAAGTCATAATCAGTAGCAACTGAAACATAATCAGCAAGACCTTGAAATGCTATATCAATAGTATCTCTACCATCTCCAGTAACATCTATAATTGATTGTATTTCTTTATTAATATCATTAGCTATTAATTGAAATACTGTAGAACTTGTAACTTTTGTATCATCTATAGTTGGATTTAATTCATAATTTTTATATTTAGAAACAATTCCAACTACTCTATTTTTTACTTTTTCATTAAATTTCTTTTTAAATAACTCTAATTGAGATTGCTTATGTTGTGCTTCTAAACTTGCTCTGTAATTACTTGTTTCTTTAAAGAAACCTTCTTCTAAATCAATAGGATTAAAAACACCTAAATTCTTTTCTGTAATAAATTCTTTAAGAGTATCTTGGTAAAAATTATCAAACCCACCTTCATTAATGTCGTTTATGACATTCAAGTCTCCATACTTCTTAATTAATCTATCGTTAAATTCACTAGCATATTCATTAAGAGATAATTCTTTGTACTTGTCTAAATAGAATGGATTAGCTGTTTTATCTATTTTACCTGCTTTAACAGCTTCTTTAAACTTCATCTTATTTTCTGCAAAGTCTTGAACTGCTTTAGCTGTGTTTTCTTTCTTTTCTTTAACTAGGCTACCAATAACCATTGATGAACCTGCACCATTAACAAAGTTATCTAATGAAGCTGTAAATTCCTTAAGACCTGCTACTTCTGGTTCTGCTTCGGGTCTGTAAAACAAATTGAAGTCTCTTGAGACTACATCTGGTAATTCAGGTGTTAAATCTAGTTTAGGTGTTTTTCTAGCCATTATGTTATTTTGCTACTTCTTGGTTTCAAATTGTTAATTTCTTTTTGTGCTTCTAAAGAATAATAAGTGTTAGCTACATTCAATGCTGATGAAGCAAATAACAATTCAGGATTAGGTGGTTGAACATAAGTTGATTGACTTTCTTGACCAAACTGAATTGCTTCTAAATTTCTTTCAAACTGTGAAATATTTATTGCAAGATTATTTGCTAATGAGTTTTTGTATTTAGCTTCTGTTCTATAATAATCATTCATCAAAGCTAATGTAGAACCTGATAAAGCAATACCTGAACTTCCTCTTTCAGCTTCAAACTCAGAAACTTTCTTTCTAGTTTTTAATGTTGCTTCAAAACCTTTTTGTGAAGATTGTTTTGCTTCTTGTCTAATTCTTAGTTGTTCTGAAGCATATCTTTGAAGTGCATTTTTCTTAGCAAGTGCGTTTTGTTGTTTTGCTCTGTTGTATTCAGCTTTTTGTTGTTGCTTCGCTTGTTGATATTGAATAAACGAAGAACCTGCACTAATCGCTGTTACTGCTAAAGTTGGACTACACATATAATTTTATAAACTCAAAAAAAGGTTTTTGATTAACTCCATAATTAATTTTTCTTAAAAACTTAAAACCACACCATTTTAACCAACGTAGATGTAATTCATTTCTACAGTCTACGAAGTTCCAAAGTATTTTGTATTTGTGATTTAAAAGGTTAACTACTTTTCTGCTTTCTCTTAAAAATGAGAAACGTATTCTGTGAATTTCTGGTGTAGCTAATAACCAAATAATTCCTGTTTCACCTACACCAAACATTCCAACTGGAATATCTTTGGTATCAATAATTGTTAAACAAATTTCAGAAGAATTATATCCATTAGCTAAAGCCTGATATGGATTTAATCCTACGCTATCTAAAATTTCTCTTTTATCTTCTACTCTTAATCTAGGTGCTAAATAATCAACATCTGTAAGAATAGTTTTTCTAATTCCATTAAACTCTTTGTGAAGCGGTAACATAGTAACCTTGCCAACTGGCATTGATAAAATTTGATGGTAAATGACTATCGTTTTTGATTGTTACAGTTAGCTTGTCATTTTCAGACTGAACTGCAAAAGTATAATCTCCATCTTCAAGGTTAACTGTTCCAAGTAATCCTGTACCTGTAATTGTTCCTGTGTATGTAGTTTTTGATATG